TGTTATTACTAATACTATAAAGTGGGAAGAAGAAATGTCTAAGGTTTATTCTTTATTAGATAAAACCGAAGATAAGTTTCGTGGCTTGATGGATGAAAATGTTCTAAGGCTAATGGTTAAATATGGACAAACATTAGAGGAATCTGTTCGTGCAGTTTATGATACATTGTCTGCAAGATTTGATCCAAGAGATGTAGGATTTATTACTGAAGCATCAGCTACTTTAGCTGTAGCTGAATTTACTGATATCAGAACTGCTACGGATTTATTAACTACTACTTTAAATTCATTTAACTTAGAAGCTTCTGAATCTGATAGAATTATAAACTTACTTTCACAAACAATTACAGATGCTAAGTCTACCATTGCAGAGATGGGACCGAACTTTGGTAAGATTGCCGCTTCTGCAAGTGCTTTAAACCTTAGTCTTGAAGATACCGTTGCATTATTCTCACTACTTACTATTAAGGGTATCAAAACAGACGTTGCAATCACTGCAATTCGACAGTTGATGTATACATTAGCTGCACCTACAGCTAAAGCTAAGAAGGTTATGGATGAGTATGGTGTCTCACTTGATCTTGATAGGATTAAAGCAGAAGGATTTAAAGTTATACTTGAAGAGCTGAAAGGAGCTAATATAGATTTCCTTTTTACTCTAGTTAAAACAAAACGTGGTGCACAAGCGTTACTTCCAATGCTAAACTCTGGTGCTGATTTCATGGAGATTCTTAAAAACCAAACTGATGGTACTACTGCTGCATTTGATAAGTTTGAGGAACGATCTAAGATTACAAAGATTGCAATTGATAAATTAAAGAATTCATTCTTCTTACTTGGACAATCTATTGGTGAAGATTTTAATGAACCAATTAGGGAGGGGGCAGAAAGTTTAACTGCATTTAATATAGCTGCTGCTAATTTTAAGAATACTGGTTTTGGTAGTGCATTATTAAAAGTTCTTGGGGTTATTGCATCTATAGCTGCTATTTCTGGAGCTGCTGGATTATTCCAATGGTTATTTAAAACAGCACCACTAGTATCTGCTGGAAAGGCAATAACAACAGTATATACTAAATTATTTAAACTATTTTCAATAGTTCCTAAGTTAATCGTTTCTGCATCAGCACAGACTTTAAAGATATTGGGTTCAGTTATTGCTATGTGGGCAATTCCAGTTGAACTTGGAAACGAATATATGGATTTTCTTTCTGAAGCACAGAAGAAAGAAGAAGAAAGATTTTTTTTACTAGAGAAATTTGAAGAACAAAGAAAGAAACAAATAGATTACTATACTTCTACTCTATGGTTTTATGATCAATTGACAGATAAAGAAAAAGCATTGTATTCATTGAAAGTTAGAAATGAAAATACAGAAGCAAGAATTCTTGAACTACAGAAAAAAAAGAATGCTGCAAATAAATTTGCGTTAATTACTAAAGCCAAAGAAGAACTTGAACTAGCACAAAAAATATATGATAGGCAACAAGCATTAGCAACATCTGAATTCAATATGAATAAGAATAGAGATATTTACAATAAGGTTCAAATAAACAATATAAATAATTTAATTAAATATGAAGAATACTATATATCCGTTGTCGCCAAAGATGCTATCGCAAAAATTGAAGCAGAAACAAGATTAAATAATTTAATAGCAAAAAGAAATTCATTACAGTTATTTGTTGGTCCTCCTGAACGTGATTATACACCAGTGGATTTAACACAACAAATGGATGTTGATGAATTCGCTAAAATACAGAATGATTTATATAAAACAATAAGTGATGGTGGCGATATTGCCACTGGAAAGATTCTTGAATTATATAATACTACAAATATGTCACAAGAACAAATGATCATACTAATGGAGTTAATAAAAAAACTTTTAGGAGAAGTTGACTCATTAGGTGAGGAAGAAGGATTAAACTGGAAGAACATATTAGGTATACCAGAGTTTGAAACTGAAGCTGATGCTCTTGCTTATGCTGAACAACAGCTTGCAGATACAATAATGGATATACAAGACCAGATACTACAGCATCAACTTAACATGATCGAAAGAGGGAAAGAAGCAAAATTAGCAGCTCTCACAGAAGAATATGACGCATACAGAGACCAAGTTTCTGGAACAATACTTACCGAAGGGCATAAAGCTAAAGTCATGGCTGCACTTGCAAAGAAAGAAGCTAAGAAGAAAGCTGAAATTGAGGAAAAAGCTGCTGAAGCTATGGCAAAACAGAAAAAGAAAAATGCTATATATGATGTTGGGATAGATCTGGCAAAAGGATTATTCGGCATTTTGGCACATTATTTATCTAGTGGGGATTGGGCTGGAGCAGTACTTTCTAGCGTTGCTTTACTTGCTAGTTATGGTATCCAACGTGGCGTTATTGATAGTATGAAATTCGCAAAAGGTGGAATATCAGACGGTCCGTCTCATACTCAAGGTGGAATTCAGATGTATCATAAGTCTGGTGCTCACATGGGAGAGATGGAAGGGCACGAAATGATTCATTCTAAGAAGGCAACAACTGGGAATGAAGATTATCTTTTATCTCAAAACTTTGCTTTATCTAAAGGTATATCTCCAACTGAATTTGCCACGAGATATTTAAGTAATTCATTAGAAAAATATGTTTTACCAGCTCCACGATTATCTTATGCAGTTGGTGGTATTTCACAAACTACTCCATCATCTTCTGGATTAAGCACAGCAGTTTTACAGGGGACAATAGATAAGCAATCAGAAATACTTGACAAGAATCTTGAGGTATTAGAAGATATAGCTGAAAGTAATCGTGAGACTAAAGATAATACAAAGAAGATTAGCAAGAAAGGTGGCAGGTATTAAATGTTATATGTAAAGTTTATTCAGAACTGGAACAACAGTAAATTAACTTATAGTAACGAAGCGGATCCAGAATATATTGAATTTAGTAGCGTTACGAATAGTTTTCTTTCTAGAGCAGAACTAGATTTATCTTCGCTGGTTGGAAAAACTATTACAATATCGAATACGACAAGTAATAATGGTGTGTTTACAATAATAAGTTGTGAAAGTGTAATGGGCGGACAGTATTTTGTAACAACAGTAACAGAAGCCACAACACACGAAATTACTAATAGTGCCCATATTCTATCCGAACTTTGTTTAATATTATTTTATAAAGTATTAAAAGATACTTCTGTTTATTCTGATGGGTTAAAACTTAAAGATGTAACTTATGATGCTGAAAGTTATATGGCAGATGACTTCTTTTTACGTCAACCACGAGAAGCTAAAATTGAATTATTTAGAGATGATGATGATTGGTTACGAGATAATTTCCTCTATCAAAACGATAATGAAATAAATCATGTTCTTTATATGGAAGAAGATGGAACATTAATAGAATATGTTGGTGTCGATCCAGAATGGGATATAAATTATGCATATGCAGGGTTATTGGGTGATCAAACAGTATCATCAAAAGAAGTTCTTATTCAACAGTTCTCTAAAGTAATTGTGGAGATATATGATTCTATAGATAATGATAATCCTGTATTTACAGGATTAGTTGATAAGTCGCAAACATCTGCTACTCATAAAAGAATTACATTAAATTGTGTAGATTTTACTGGATTAGTAAAAATATTTGGAGAGCAGTTAATAAAGATAATATTGGATAATCCAGATATAGACGATTATTATCAATTTATAGTTTCAATAAATATTATTGATGAATTATTTGAAAAAATAAAAGATTTTACTAATTTAAAATTAGAAATAAATAATGATATATTCAATTATGGATATGGTGAAGTTTTAAATCAGGGCGGTAATTTAAATTTGAATAATTATTTACAAACGTGGACGCCATCTTCTGTTACGTATAATGACGATTTGGTTGTATATACAGATGTGAATATTTTTGCCAGCGATTTAGATAATGCATTTATTATATATAGAGTTTATACATGGACATATGGAACATACAATGGAACAAATGAAACTACTAATTTTATGGTAACTATAAGGTATAAATTATGGAATGTTGAAACCTTACCAGGAGAAACAAATACATACCAAGAAATAGTATTTAGTCATTCTGGTCATACTCAAGGTCTTCCGTTTCCAGATGGTTCTCAAGATGTTGTTATTTCTAATTTTTTTAATTTAAAATTAAAGACACAATCGTTTATTGATGACAGTGGGTTAGTTAATTTTATTAAATTAAATACAGATAATAATTATGATATTTATACAATTTCTCAAGATCGATATTCCGTAGCTATACCTATCTATGCTGATACTTATAC